ATTTGAAACAAATACAACACAAACTCTTAGAGATGATTTCAGAGAGTCGCTCAACAACGAAAGAGCATTTCATATCACTTGGTCATGCAGTCCAAAACTTTCCGTTAGCGGAGAGCCTTGGGATACTGCTATCAAGCCTGATGTTGCTAGGCAGTACTTTGATGTACCTAATAGTAGTATGTATTTTAAATTTGTTGTTGCTGACGAACAAGACGTGGACGAAGTTACTAAAGCCGTTGATGAGTATCGTAAAGAAGGGATTGATGTCCCTGTATACGTTATGCCCCTGGGTGGAAGATCGGAAGAATACAAACTTAACACAAGACGAGTTGCCACTTTGGCAATGGAGCGAGGCTGGCGTTATACACCAAGACTCCATGTCGACATCTTCGGAAACGCATGGGGTACATAATAGGCTAGATGAACAAGCAAGAAAGGCAGGACTATAATGTTAGATAAACTAAAAAAAATGTTTGATAAAAATCATGTTCCTGCAACAGTATCTAAAATAAAGACAACAGATGCTAAAGCAGAAGCAACAAAAAAGAAAGAGCCTTACATCGCTGTGCTAGATGTACAGATGAAAAAGGACAATCCTAGAAATGGATTCTTTGAACTAGACTGGAACGAATACTTTGTTCGTGATCTAAGACTAAACGGATATCAAGGATCAAGTGAAGAAGAAATAGTAGATGCTTGGTTTAAAGAACTTTGCGGTAACATAGCAAAAGAAGAAGGCGTAGCAAGTCCAGAAACACAAATGGGTGCTGGTTATGTTAATGTAAAACCTCTAGGAGATAACAAATCGGAGGTTAGTTAATGACAACAGTTACAACTAAAAAGGCCCCAAAATATAAAAAAGAAGAATGGCAGGCATTAGCAGATTGTATAAGAAGTGAACAATTAAGTGCAAAACAGGTACATGAAACAATGACATATAATCCTGATTTTGCAAGATGGTATAAGATGAAATACTTGGGTAGAAAATGACATACATACTTGTAGACACAGCAAATACGTTTTTTCGTGCTAGACACGCAGTTAGAGGTGATGCCGATATTAAAATAGGTATGGCATTACATACAACTCTACAAAGTATTAGAAAAGCATGGCAAGATTTCAACGGCAGTCATGTTGTATTTTGTTTAGAGGGACGTAGTTGGCGCAAAGACTTTTATGAACCATATAAACGTAATAGACAAGAAAGTCGCGATGCACTTACTGTTTCACAGCAAGAAGAAGAAAAAGTATTTTGGGAAACCTTTGATGACTTTAAAGATTTCTTAATTAATAAAACTAATTGCACTGTGCTACAACACCCACAACTAGAAGCAGATGATTTAATTTCTGGCTGGATTCAGGCACATCCTAAGGATAATCATGTAATAATTAGTACTGACGGCGACTTTGCACAACTTATTGCACCAAATGTGCGTCAATATAACGGTGTACAAAAGGTAACAATCACACATGAAGGATACTTTGATGAAAAAGGTAAGCCTGTGATTGATAAAAAGACAAAAGAATCTAGGCCTGCACCAGATCCTCAATGGTTATTGTTTGAAAAATGTATGCGTGGCGATACTAGTGATAATGTTTTTTCTGCTTATCCTGGTGTGCGTGTAAAAGGTACTAAGAACAAGGTTGGATTAATGGAAGCATTTGAAGATAGACAGGCAAAAGGATTTGCTTGGAACAATCTAATGTTACAACGTTGGACGGATCATTTAGGTAATGAACATCGTGTGTTAGATGATTACACAAGAAATGTTGTTCTTTGTGATCTAAAGGCACAACCACCTGAAATAAAAGAACTTATAGGACAAACTATTGCAGATGCAATCAACGCACAGAAAAATGTTTCACAAGTTGGTGTAAGACTGATGAAATTTGCAAACAGTTATGAATTAAACAAAGTAACAGAACAGGCTCAAAGTTTTGCAGAGCCATTGAATTCAAGATATGGAGGACAATATGTCACAAACGCTTCAAGCGAAACCGTTAGTGCCTAATAAATTTTGGATCGTGCAGGATCACGGCCGTAAAGTTGGAACACTTGCCAAAGACAAGCAGGGGTTTATTCTTGTTACGCCGCGAGACAAAATTACATTTGAAAATGTTGATAAAATTTATGAAACATTTGGCAAAGACTTTTTCGAGCAAACAGTAAAAAAGAACACTAAAGATAGTAAAGTATTGGAGGTGCATGGTTATCCTACAAGCACTGCCGCTTACAATCCTTTATTTGATGTACAAAACAATCTGCCTTTGTATAGCAAGAGTAAAAAGTCTAAAAGTTTGTATTGTGCAGGATATTACACAATTAAATTTGCAAAAGGTTGGGTAAAAAGTTTTTGTCCTAAACTAATTACACTTCAACGTTATGAATACAAAGGCCCGTTCACAACTGAACTAGAAATGCGTCAGGTACTAGCAAATGTCTCGAAATCCAGTTAATACTTTACCAGTTGAAAACTTTCTGCAAAAAGCAAAAGTAGCAGGTAAAACTCAACAGCGTGAGTTAAAACTTGATGCAAAGGAGTACAAAGACCTTTCTGATAGCCTAGCAATGCTGTTAGCAAGGCTGGTAGAACTACAGGATATTAAACTTGCAAACCCACCTGCTGAAAACATCAACGTTGAAATGGACGGCGGAAACTTCTAAAATTCGATAAATAAGTACGTAGTTAACTTAAAGGATTACGTACTATGAGCAGACCTAGACCTAAAGTGTTGTTGGATTTTACAGATAAAAACACATATAGGAAAGAAGAAATACTAGATGCAGAGGCTATTTGGGCCGTGTTTTATGACGGCAAACCTTTCAATTTGAAAAGTTCAAATAGCATATCTCCCACACCTGGTCCAAAATACAAAAAAGTAAGTTTTTCAAATCCTGGTCATGCTCATAACCTAGCAAAAAAGTTAAACACTACATTCAAAACAAATCTGTTTACGGTACACAAACTTACTTCTGGTGAACAGGTACACTAATGGAGATTTTCCAATGATTTTTTATGCTACATCTGTGATACTTGCTTTTGTTTCATTAATAACAGCAAACCTAGGAGCATTGGTTGGTGGATTGGTATTTGCAGGCCTAGGAATTATTAGTGAAAAATGGACATAAAAGAAGCATACACTAAAACATTTATGATTGCCGGTGGTGAGGAAAACATCACTAATACCGAAATACGTAAGAACTATATGCTGTGGTGGCAAAACACTCGCATGAAAGGTGAAAGTGGTTTGCGTTTGACCAAGGATGGGTTTGAATACGCAGTTGAACGTGCTGATCTACAAACCTATGAAATCAAATTTCCCAATGAGATAAAGTTTACACCACAGGTATTCTTATATTTGGATAACTTTATTGACTGTCCGTACTACGTTACTAAGAAACGTATCTATGTGTTCAGCGAAAAAATGGGCCTACAACTCATGATGTTTGCTGGAGATATCAAGCAATACGGACTTGCTCGTGCAATGGCACAAGAACTAGAAGATTAATCACCCATTTTGGACAGTTTTTTTGGAAAAAAGTGGAAAAACCGCTTGACTTTTTCATTTGCGATGCTATACTATTATTATAGTTAGAAACAAAGGAGCATAGCAAATGGCACAAACTACTGAAGCACGTACAGTTACACCTAATGAAGCAAAGGCGGCTGTACAACACGCAATGAAACTGAAGCGTCCTATTTTTATGTGGGGACCTCCAGGTATTGGTAAGTCAGACATCATGGGTCAAATTACCAATTCACTAGATAACGCATACTTAATTGACGTTCGTTTATCACTTTGGGAACCTACAGACATTAAAGGTATTCCTTATTACAGTGCAAAAGATAACACAATGGCATGGGCACCTCCAAGTGAACTTCCAGACGAAACTTTTGCTAAAAAGTACAAGAATGTCGTACTATTTTTGGACGAACTTAACTCTGCCGCACCAGCAGTACAGGCGGCGGCTTATCAACTTATTCTAAATCGCAGGGTTGGTACATACAAACTTCCAGACAATGTTGTAATTGTCGCGGCAGGTAACCGTGAAACTGATAAGGGTGTAACTTATCGTATGCCGGCACCACTAGCCAATCGTTTTGTACACCTTGAACTACGTGTTGACTTTGAAGACTGGTTGACATGGGCGACAGAAAACAAAATCCACGCAGACGTTGTGGGTTACTTGACTTTTGCTAAACAGGATCTTTATGATTTTGATCCAAAGTCAAGTTCACGAGCATTCGCAACTCCACGTTCTTGGAGTTTCGTAAGCGAACTTCTCGACGATAACTTGCCCGAATCTACACTGACAGATTTGGTTGCAGGTTCAGTCGGCGAAGGCTTGGCAGTGAAATTTGCGGCACACCGTAAGGTTGCTTCAAAACTGCCAAATCCAACAGACATACTTAAAGGCAAGGTTAAGACTATGGAGACGAAAGAAATTTCGGCGATGTATTCACTAACTGTAAGTATGTGCTATGAACTTCAAGAGGCATTCAAACGCAAGGAGAAGGGTTGGAACCAAATGGCAGACAACTTCTTTGGCTTCATGATGGATAATTTTGAAACTGAACTGGTTGTTATGGGAACGCGAGTTGCTATCGCTACTTATAAACTGCCATTTTCGCCAAAGGACTTGAAAAACTTTGACCGTTTCCATGACAAATACGGCAAGTATGTTCAAGCCGCTATGGCATCCTAACTAACTATAGAGGGGATCTTCGGATCCCCTCGCTCTATGAGAGGTATAGATGTTTAGATTTAAATATGAGACAGTAGTTAGTAAGCCAAACCCGATGCGTAACTTCAACCCACTTGCTAGAGCAAGTAATCGAGTGGTTGGACTTGAAGATAGAATCACTGAACTAAGAAATAGTAAAGCATGGCAGAGAACTGTTAATGCTTGGAAGGATATTGGAAGAACAATTGATCCAAGCAAAATGCCCAAGGTTGAAATGATTGAACTAGGTGTTATTGCTATAGATGAAGATATTCAACGTAAACTTGATGAAAAACATTGTGCCAACAGAATTGGTAATGTGGATCTCTTTAATGAACCTTTGTTGCAAACACTACAATGTATCAAAACTTCTAAAGGACAATTTGTTTCAATTGACGGACAACACACTGCAACAACACTAGGTGCTTTAATTGAAGAAGGATTTTTTGTAGGTATAGATGACTGGCGTAAATTTAAGTTTCCAGTACAGTACATCGAAACCGATGATTTAGCATTTGCTCGACGAGCATTCAGTATATTAAACGGTAAAGGTAAAAAACGTCAAAGTGCATGGGATGATCTGCGTAATAGTGTATTCATTGTTCGTATAGATAAAAACTTTGATGATGAAGATGATGTTAAGGTAGAACAAAAAGTTTCTATTGCTGAAAGTTATGACTGCTATCCAGTAGAAGAAAAAAGCGAACTATCAAAGTATCCAGGTACGTTTACAAACATTGCTAATTTTGTCAACCAAAACGATGAAACGCTACACCTTGCTTGCAAATGGCACAATCAATATTTTCACTATCTTGGTATTCATGTAAGTTTATTCTTTATGTATCAAGAATTTCAAAGTGCTTTTAAAAGTGCTAGACTTCCTGTTAGTGATAAACTACAAGAAGAATTAGCGGCATTGATTCAACAGGTATTTGTTGACTTAGATGGTTATGCTGAAGCAGTTAAAGAAGCATGGCGTAAGTGGAGTGAAAACCGTTACGGTGATCAAACTGCATGGCGTGATGATGGTTATGCTGTTGCACTTCTACAACTTTATAAAAAGTTCGGTGGTGAAGAACGTGTACCATTAAGCATTACAGATAGATACGACGATCTTTACAAATTTTTCGCTGATGAAATTTTAGACATGGCGGCATAATGTACTACTTCTATATTGTACAAAGTGTTTCTGGTAGAATAGGTTTTGGAATCACCGGAGATCCAAACGATAGAAACAAAAAGTATACTTCACACAGTGGAGATATAATCAAGTTTCCTTATTTGTATCAAGGACTTGAAACACATTGTAAAGGTTTAGAAAGAAGCCTTAAAAAACAATTTACTGATAAAATTTGGGTAGTAGAAGATTGGAAAACAGAATGGTACACTGAAGACGTTAGTGTTAACTATGTTACAGACTTAGTTAACGAACTAATCAAAGAGCGTCATTTAAAAGTAAAATTAGTGTGCGAAAATTTTGATTACACAACAGATTTATCCAAATCACTTGACCATTAGATAGTTTCATTTTATAATAATTACAGTTGTTGCAAAGGAGAAAAAATGCAAACTGTAGATCTAGCAAACTGGCTGGCAAACAACGTAGATTGGAACAAGTATGTTACACTTGTGTTCCAAATTGGTGACGAACTAAATGAACGCAAACTTCGCTTTGATAAAAGCGATCTGCTAGAGCGTTCGCTAGAACTTTTTAGCGATCAAAATCTTCAATATGTTAATAAAGAAGGTGTTGATCATATTGGACCAGATGGTGTTACTATTGAAATGAAGTTCACTGAAGGTTGTTTGTTTACACGCAAAACCAAAAAGAAAAGGGATTATGTGGCAGATCTGCAACTAATGAACAGCCGCGGATCTAGTGCAGGACGAGCATTGCCCGATACCTATGCTGATTTTCTCCTTATTTGTGATACGGACAGTGCCGCGGTTATCGCCAAAAAAGATCTAATTCCTTATGTAATTGATGCCGGTGATGGACTAAAAACCAACAAATTACCATCCAATATGATACAATATGTATTCGCTCCCGGACAATATAAACCACAAAATATAGCAGAATCAATAAGTTATAAACAAGCCAAATTGGATATGCAAAACGCATTTTTATCACAGTTTTGATTGACAAATACTGTTAAGATGCTATACTGTAAGTATAGTAAAAGTTAGGAGCAAACAATGTCAAAGAACACAACCGCAGTAGAACAAAGTATGATCGAGGGTAAGATCTACGAACGTAACCCTAAACTCGATTCTAATAAAATTCGTGAAAAACTCACAACGGCTAGAATTGCACTTCTTATCCGTCAACCTTTCTTTGGCAATCTTGCAACACGTCTTACATTACAGGACGCAACTGATTGGTGTGCTACAGCGGCTACCGACGGACGTCACTTCTTTTTTAATGAAAATTTCATTGACTCACTAACTCCTAAACAAACAGAATTCTTGTTTGGACACGAAATACTTCACTGTGTCTATGACCATTTTACACGTAGAGATAATCGTGATCCGCAAATTTACAACATTGCCGCAGATTACTGTGTTAACGGTGATTTGATCCGACACAACATCGGTGATGTTATTACACAGGTTAAACCCTTCCACGATCCAAAATATTATGGTTGGAGTTCAGAACAAGTGTATGACGATATCTTTAAAAAGTATGATGAAGAACAGTTAAAGCAGTTGGGCAAATTGCTTGACGAACATATTGATTGGGAAAAAGGCAAAGGCGAAGGACCTAACGGACAAACCAAAAAAGACGGATCAGGCAACAGCAAAAAACCTTCATACTCAAAAGAAGAACTTAAAAAGATTCGTGATGAGATGAAAGAAGCAATGGTGTCTGCCGCACAGGCGGCTGGTGCTGGTAATATGCCTGCGGGTGTTGCACGTTTGATTAAAGATCTTACAAGTCCTAAGATGAATTGGCGTGAATTGCTTAATCAGCAGATTCAAAGTGTGCTTAAGAGCAACTATACTTTTATGCGTCCTTCACGCAAGGCTTGGCATACAGGTGCTGTACTTCCAGGTATGGACTTTGATCAAACAATTGATATTGCTATCGCACTTGATATGTCTGGTTCAATTGGCGATAGAGAAGCACGTGACTTTTTAGGTGAAGTAAAAGGTATCTGTGATCAGTATGATGATTATAAAATTAAAGTATGGTGTTTTGACACAGAAGTTTACAATGAACAAAACTTTACTCCAGACTCAGGATCCAGCATCGAGGATTACGAACTAGTAGGCGGTGGCGGTACCGATTTTGATGCTAACTGGAGATACATGAAAGACAACGATATTGAACCTAAAAAATTGATCGTGTTCACAGATGGTTACTCTTATAATTGGGGTGATGAAAACTACTGTGATACTATTTGGGTAATTCACTCAGATCGATCAATTGAAGCACCGCATGGTATTACTTGCCATTATGATCTAGCAAAAGAGACGGCATGAGATTTTTACACGACGAACCAAATCCATTAAACGTTTTGGAAATGCGTGAATTGGATTATTGTCCTGCACACTGGACCACAGTTCGAATAAATGCATCTAATTGGTTAATCAATAGTGTAATTGATGAAATAAGAAATTGGGTTTATAATAACCTAAGTTGTCGATTCTGCATTGTAACCGATGTGGAAGTTGTTGACGGTAAAATGGAAATTGTTCATAAAATTGGATTTGAAGAAGCATCAGAATCAACCATGTTTAGTTTAGGTTGCTCAGTTTTGCATGACCTCGATCGTGCGATATACTAATTACTATTGTTATAACAAACAAACTTTATAAAGGAGTTAACTCAAAATGACAGAAGAAACAAAAACTCAGGCGCCAGTAGAAGCACCTAAGTCGGAAGCACCAACACCTGGTGCACCAGATCTTACAGTTCAAGATCTTCAAGCATTAAAAGCAATCATTGACGTCGCGAGTCAGCGAGGTGCTTTTAGACCTGCGGAAATGGAACTAGTGGGAAAAACATATAACAGATTAAACACTTTTTTAGATGCTGTAACACCTAAGAAAGAAGCAAATGGTGAAGCAACTGCAACACCACAACAAGCACCTGCCGAAAAAGCAGAGGCTTCTAAGGAGTAAATTATGGCTATTAAACACGTAGGCTTTACTGAAGACAATAAAAAGGTCGTTGTAGCATACAGAACATTGCCAGGTGATCCTTACAGTGCATTGGTAGTACCAACTGCAAGTTTGAGTCAAACATATCACGACGAATTGTTTAGTGTGGTTGATTCAGTACAGGGTCAAGATGCATATGAACTTGCTACAATTTTAGCAATTCGTAAATTTTCAGATGGTGGAAGTATGCTAGGATCATTACACGCATCAGGTAAACTTAAAAAAGTTTCTACTAATGCAGTGACAATGACCCCTGGTCCACAAAAAGAAAGTTGGTTGAAATTAGACGAACTTAACAAAATCATCGCGGAACAACGCGGTGTAGGCATTGACGAACTTGCTATTGACGAAACAGGTAAGCCTGGTAAAACAGCATCTGTTTCTACAGCACAGTCCGCTGACGGCGTATTAAGCGATGAAGATCTAGCCGCTCAATATCGTTCACAAGCAGACACACTGTACAAAGAAGTGCAAGAACTTCGCAAAAAGGC